CTTAAATATCTCTGCCTCACCATAGGACTGCTCATAGAACTTGGCTTTGTAGGCAGCATAGTATTGAACTGAACCACTCCAAGGATCAATGATGGAGTCTGTTACGTTTGGCGTAGACAAGGACAAGGCTGTGGGTAAGATGTTGGTATCTACCTCGATAAAATAAGACTGATCTGGTATGGGAGCAATGTATACAGCTTGCTGACCGTACATAGAAAAACAAACGGGTCTACCCACATAATTCTGCCAGTAGCGCAGCTGGGCAGTAAAGTTTGACCAGGGCAAATATCTCAAGGGTATGCGACTATTTCCCCAATATAAATTGACATTCACAACATCATAGACATTGATGCCCTGGGGGAGCGCGTTGAACGGGATAATCTCACAATTGCTGACATATTGCAGCATTGCTGTACCGTCCGAGAAGGCAGCAGTAGGAGGGAAAGGGCTTGTGCCAGACGGGTAAGCTGGAGCAGAGCTGCCAGAAGTCCCGCTCTGGGTATAGACGTAATTGAAGATGTTAGAAAAGACGTACTGACCAGCTGTGACCGCAGTATTTCCTACCCAGGCTGTGGGAGATACACCAGTTAACGTACTTGAATTGTAGGCAAGGGGAGCGGTTGTAGTCTGTAAATTGCGTAGGCAGCCAGTGTCTCTTACAGTCCTTTGTCTTGCCTCATTGATGTAGCTTGTTAGCTGAGACTGTGTCCAGAAAACATTATTGACATCATGTAGCAAGTTTTCAACTTGTGATAAATAATCATTGAGCGTTGCCATTGATGGTCCATAGTTATGCTACCCGTTTTACAGAGGGTCTTCCCCCCACGTTCTTCTCAGAACGCAGAGGAATCGCGCCTACAGCCGAGGGTAACGAGCTGTTTGTTACTGGTCTATCGTTTGTAATCACAAACCGATCTAACATCTTTAATCCTTCTTCTAATTCGCTGTGGAGTTTAATCCACCCGTGACGAACTAGGATATGCTCTCGGTCATCTAAACCGAAACCAAACAACTGTCTAGCACCAGACTCTGGCAGCTCGACAGGAATATTCTTTTTGAAGTCGTAGAGAACCCCGTCATACCCGATGGTAAGAGGAGTATCTCCACGATTCGTTACAAATACACTCATCAGAATGAAACAACATCACCATAAACAGAAACAGTTACTGTAGCAGTACCGTTGCCTTGAGTCACATTGACATACAAGGCAGAGGTTGTCGCGCCAGACACCGCAGTGTTTGAGAGATAAGGTTGTGCAATTGTCAGATCTTGGTATCTACCAGCTGCAGTAATGTTTGCAAGTGCTACGTTTGCAACAATTGCATTACTCGCATTTGCATCTGAGCTGGTGGTAATCGTCACATACGCATTGTTAGAACTAGCTGTTGGATTGCTAATTGTTACTCTGCGTACAATGACAGCCCCAGAACTTGCTACATTTCCACTGTTTGTTAATCCACCATTTATAAGTGGAATTGCAGCCACCGCGTTACCAGTGGTTGCAAGTGAAACAACTGTAGCGACACCAAGCCGACCATTGCCAAATGAATCTAAATACAGTTGTGCAACTGCGTCAGCGTTTGCCATGATCTACTCCTTATGATGCGTTGTATGTGCCAGAAACATTCTGTCCACCAGATACGGTCAACAATGTGACTGTAGCATTTGTAACAGATGAATTGGCAAAGACGTTAACACCGTCAGAAATAATCATACCACCCGTGTTGTTAGCCAATACCGTAGACACCGCTGTGATATTTCCATTTGTGTTAACTGCAGATGTAGCCTGGATGGTTACGTTAGCAGTAGGGAACACAATGTAAGTACCAGCGGGGATCACGTTACCGACAGTTGTGGCGGGCGTTGTTGTGATAGTTAAATACGCGCCAGGCGTATTTGCTACAGCGTTTGCAAGGATAATTTTATTAAATGCTAATGCCATTTTTTATTCTCCTTATAGTGACAAGTAGTTGTAGCCGGTGATCTTAGACATTGACTTGGGCTTGACAGACACCAATTCAGCGATCATAAGAACAGCACCAACATAACCGATTTGCCAATTTGGTAAGGTGGACTCGAATCCTGTGAATACAAATGAACCTTGCTCATGGATATAGAGCGACAAGTAGTTTGTATTCAGGAAGTACACTGTACCTTCTGGGCAATAAGGATCTGGGTAAATTGGAACACCAGCAACCATCAAGGCGCGGAAAGCAGCTTGAGGACCGTTGTTGTCACCATCAAAACCAGAGCCTGGGGTGATTACATATTGCTCTTGACCTACGAAGTCTTGAGCCAACAATGTCCAAGTACCAAATCCGCAAACACCGAATGAGGGCATTTCTGCACCCTTTTTCACTGTTCCAGAGATGTATTGGAGAATGTTTTGTCTTGTGGGGTTTACGTTACCAGCTGCGTAAACTTTAGACTGCCACCAGGTGTAAGTAGAGCGGTTGATGTTACCGTATGTTGTTTGGTAAGTTGCTCCACCTGTACCGTCATCCACAGCAGCGGGCAAACCGATGAACTGTTGATTGTTGGTGGTGTTGTTGTAGAGAGCCGTTGCCATCGCATCCATCATCACGTTGGTGGCATCGTTCATACGAGCCTCGATCAGAGGAATAATAGCAGCGTCTTGTTGAGCCACACCTTCCATACCGAGGAACGGTACGGGGGAGATCATCAACTTGAGATCAAATTCAGCGTTGTATGCACCTTGTTGGACTGAAGGCTGGGCAAAAGAGCCAGAGTAGTCAGACCACTGTGCATTAACGAACTGAGCGCCCTGGACGGGGACAGTTACAGAAGAAACACCTCCAGATGCTTGCTGACTGTTTGCAATCAGAGCAGCCATGAGGGGCGTAGAGTTGTACAGTTGTACAACGAGTTTGGGAATAAAGGCTCTGCGGGTAACGTAGGTTAACTCAGTGAACTGACTTGACCCTGTTGCTGGCAGAATACCACCACCTATAGCCATAAAGACTCCTTAAAGATGGGCATTTCTGCCCTGACAAATACTACCCTCTTACAAACCGATGGGGCGTGTAGGCTTACGCAAGTCTGCGAATGCTCTAACCGCCTCTTGCTGTGCAGCACCTCTAGGATCTTTCCAGTATTTACCCAGATCAAACTGGCGAATCGCGGAAGGATTGTATCCTGTTGGTGTAGGCACAGCTGCCTGTTTCATCCAGTTGTGATACTCGGCTGCAGTCTCATGGTCTGCAATCCGCTTATCCAACATCAATTTCTCTACCTGTGGTAACTCTTCTTCAGAAACCAGACCCTTTTTGACCACATTGCGTCTGACATTTTCCAAATTCTCTACCGCCTCTTTTTGAGCGAACTTGGCTTTGAGTGCCTCATTCTCTGCTCTCATTTGTGCAATAGCAGAGTTTGTGTTGTCCTCAATATCGAGTTCAGCGATATTCATACCAGGATTAAGTTTCTTGGTCAAACGCAAAACATCTTTGCGAGTTTCTGGCGTGTCCGCAAGCTGCTGCATGAGACGCGCGAGTTCATCGCGCTGCTCAAAGGACATATTTTCTAATGAAGACATATTTTTACCCTCTTACCGTTTTATATAACTTTTTTACCGTCTGCTGGTTTCTCAACTCTCATGCCTGACATAGCTGCTTTGTTTGGAGCTGACAAGCCACCGAATTGAGAAAATCTTGGTGTGTTAACAACTACACCATTTTTTTGATTGTTGTCTGTTGGTCTGCGTGGTGCAGCTGCACCTCTAGGTTTGAATAAATCCATGATAACTCCTATTACATTGGGGGTGGGGGCATTCCACCAGGAGGTGGAGGTGGGGGAGGCATTCCACCACCAGGTGGTGTCATACCAGGGGGAGGTGCTGCAGCAATTGATTTGCTCTCAGGTGTTGCACCACCCGCCTGGGGTAATGATTGCAACATCTGGATAATTTCAGATTGCTGTAATTCGTTTGTTTTGTTTTTACGCGGTCCAAGCACTTTATTGAGTGTGGAGATGGCAGACAGAACGGCTTTGCCTTCTTCTGTATTGCTGCCAATATTTGCCAGGGCTTGCTCAAGTAAGTCTTGAGCCATACCCAAATTGATCATGGATGCCTCTTTAGAACCCATTTTTGGCTCTGGAGTAGACATAGGCGCACCCATTGGAGGTGTTTCTGCATCAGGCATACCGCCTGGTGGCATTGGAGGAACAGGCACAGGCGCACTAGCAGATCTGGGTCCACTCATCAACTCCATCAACTTATCTTGCGGTACGCTCATTACTTCTCTCCTTGCCCTAGTTTGTAACCACTTACTAACTTCTTGTCAATAGGTGGGAATTTTTGTGTCGAAACTCCCAAAACGCTACGAAAATCACTTACGTGACTTACGACCTTTACGTTCTTTGCGCATCATAATATCACTCCTTGGTTGAGAGGAGGCGACCTATTTTAAGGGAAGGAAGCCACACCCTTTTTCTTCTTTGCAAAAGAAACTTTTACCGTCTGGTTTTCTTACCTTTACGCGCTGTTCTGTACATAATAGATCCTTTGTGAGTTAGCACTAACTTCTGGTGTAAGACCGTTGTGTCCTACCTCCAGTTGCGTTTTTAACACCAGTTTGCCTGTATGTCAATCCTGGTCCAGAACTTTCTTTTCTTAAAGTGTCTGAACTGACTCTTGGCTGGTCTGCTCTGGGTTGTGTTTGGGGTCCACCGACATTCTTTGTTGCCATTATCCAACCTTTTTAAGATCAGGTTTGCCCTCTTTTACTTGGGGAGGAGCTGGGGGTTGCCCAGCTTTCTTTTCCTCCATTCGTTTTAGGCGATCTTTTAACTCCTCTTTCATGGGTGGCTCGATCAAGTCTAGCAAAGACTCCTTATCGATTGCACCGGCTTTGAGTAAGTTAAATGCCAATTGTCTGTTGTCTTCCATGAAGATGGGGGAGTTGCTATGTGCATCCACCTTCACAGTAAAGTTCTTTGTGAATTGTTCTGCAATGAACGGGTGACCAGCTGTATCTCTGAAGTGCGTGTCATCATAGAGCTGCATTGCTTTGAGGTACAGGGTAGCCAGTTTTTCTAGACTGTCCTCGATCACCAGGGCGCGTTTCTTTGTCCTGGAAGATCCAAGTCTAGCCAGTTGAGAGGCGTGACCCGCAGACCGTACACCCGCCTCACCCTTACCAGAGAGTACGTTACCAATACCAGATGCCTCTTCAAACATGGCATCCACTTCTCTGATCTCGGTAAAAAGATCTGGTGGCATAGTGGGAGCCAATTTCTCTACTTTGGCATTTGGCATATCTGTAGACAACAAACCACCAGCTCGGTTAAGAGCAAAGTTCTTCTCATCTAAGATGCCTGTAAATCCGATCAGAGCAGTAGGAGGAGATACTTGTTTGGACAGAATATCTAAAATTTCTGTCATGCGTCTGTTTCGCAGCTGCTGCAGATATATGAGGCGCTGCACTTCACTTGCACCCCAGTAGTAGTCATACAAGGGATTAGGACAAACTTGAATAAAGGGAAGTTCACCTTTGATGAACAGCTGCTCACCTGGACGGTCATAAATAATGATGTCTGGATCTGCCTTTGTGACTACACGGTAATCTTTGCTGTCATCGCACCAGCACCACAACTCTGTCATTTCCACCGTATCTTCTGACACTTCTGCCTTGTACCTGTTGCCACCTGACAAATTGAGGTTGACGTTACCGTACATGGTAGGGTTGGATTGAGACAAAATAATTCTCTCTACACCAGACGCAACTTCTGTCCGCTCATGTTGAGTAGAAGTCACTCTCTGCACAATCTCTTCTCTCCTGGGGTGAGAATACAAACGCGAGTACAACTCAGACTTTGTGATGTAGTATTTTTGGATCAGCGCCTCTTGTCTGTCTGTATAGGTGATGTCTTCTCTCAGAACACCCATGCTGCCAGGCTCCACCATGTAGGGGTGGATCCCGTTGTTCATAATCAGTTTGATGTAGGTTGTACCGTAGACCAAAGACCAAGTTGTTGCAGTTGAAAACACCTGGTCTGCATTCGAGTTGAGCCACTGGTCATTGAGCGCCTTTGTCAGCACTGGAACTTTTTGATGTTCGTTGGCTGGAGTAGACGCACCTAAGTTGATGCTGAACCTGGTGGTCTCAGCGGAGTACAAGAAAGAGGTGAGCTGGTCTAGATGAGGAAAAATCTTGTTGTAAAGAGCTGGAGCCTCTTCTGGACCGTTACCAAACAAATAATAATTACGCAGAGTGGCGTAGTCTACCTTGCGAGTGTTCAAAGACACTTCGCATTTGTAGATCAAGTCTCTAAAAAACTCATCTCTTTCTATCGCACTCTTTGGTATCTTCATGTTTGTACTTTCAGTCCCTCATGATCATTCATAGTGCCAGGACCCGCCTTGGGTTGCGTGAATTGTCCTATATCTTTGGGCATGATGCTGACAGATTCGTCTTTTACAGGCTTAAACTGACCACCCATGACCGATTTCAGGCTGATATTACCACCATTGCCCCACATTGCGCCATCCCCTGGGCGAGGTTCCTTGGGTTGATTCTCAGCAATACGTTTGTTGTTTGCCTCCATTGCCTCTGTTGCCTTCGCAAACTCTTTGTCTGAGAGTTTGTTCTTGCGTTTGAGATACCCGTCTTGATGTTCCCCAGCTCTGGTAGACTTGATGTTGGTCATGTCAAAGTCAATAGCCAGTTGCTTTAGGTTTGCATCTGTCTTGACCGTCTTTTGAGACTTGATAGC